GGGTAAGCACCGTTGCCGTCAATCATCGAGTACGCCTTGGCAAGAGCCTGACGTCCGAGGATCATCGTGCCGTAGACGTTGGCGCCAACAGCCGTGACCGTGACCGTACCGGAAGCGGTAACACCCGTACCAGTCGAGCTGAACGTGAAGGTGTTGCCAGCGACGGCGGTGATGGTGTTCGTACCGTTCAAGGTAGCCGTACCAGCGGTCAGCGTCGAGCCAATCGTGGGAGCCTGACCCGTGAAGGTACCGACCAACGAACCAGCGGTGACGTTGTAGGTACCAGCCGACAGACCAGTAGCCGAACCAGCGCCTTCGTAGATGGGCGCACGAGGCGTCTCAATCCAACGGACGCCTTCGAAGGCACCCAACTCACCAGTCCAGATTTCACCCGGCTGAGCGTACACGTGAGGCGCACGCCATCCCTGGATGTTCGAACCCGAAACGGTTTCGCTCTGGATGTCAGCAACAATGTCCGGGTGGACGTAACCGACGTACATACCGCCGAACGTCGGAACGTTCTGAGCGCGGAGACGCGCACGAGCGGCACGGATGTCCAGCGACGAGATGGTGTTGGTGGCCTGCACCAAGTTGGCACGCGAGGTCACGGAGCCGAGCGAAGTGGCACCCGAACCCGAAGCGTACATAACGTTGGTACCGCTGTCGAGAGCCGCACGAGCAATCGTGTCAATGGACACACCAGCGTTGTAACCAACGACGTTGGCGACAACAGGGTCAATGTCCACGAACGAGGTACCGCGCAACTTGGCAGTCGTGAGTACGGCGTTACCGTATTCAGCCAGGGTCAGCGTGACCTGCGAGTCAGACAGCGCAACGGTGGCGACGTCGCTCTGCTCCGAGAGAGCAGTCGAGGCAATCGCCAAGTCGTTAACGATGGTGAACGCAACAGAGGCGCCAGGCATCGACTGAGCAGTCGGCTGGACATCGGCGGCGGCGTCAAAGTACAGCTCAGGACGGAGGGCGAAGTACGCCAGTCGGTCGTAAGCGGCCTTTGAGAAGTCAAGGGTGGACTGACCCGTATAAGCGTCAGTACCCGATACGTTGCCAAATTCATTGGCCATGATTGGGGTTTCCTTTCAGGAAGTGAAAGGCTTAGTACATCCCCGTGGTGGTGACGCCGACCTTACGGCCTACATCACCGGACGCGATCCGCATGACTTCCTCGACGCTAGAGGCTCCGGCTAGTGCAGCAAAGTATTCCTGCTGGGGGTCGGGTGTTGCACCAACTGACCCAATAGTTGCACCTTGCGCCCGACGCTGAGCTTCAAGTTCGTGGTCAAACGACTGGTCTACCTGCTGGGCTGGTGCATCCAAGATTCCGTACTCGCGGGCCTTCTGGCGAATTGCCTCAAGGTCTGCTTCGCCACGATAGGCGTCCCGGAAAAGATTTCCGAGAGGTGAATCTGGAATACCTGCCTTGGCTAGTAGGACTTCACGCTTTTGATTTTCAAGTTCCTGACGGAGAGCGTCTAGTTCCTTGCGAGCCTTCTCAGCTTCACGCAACTGCTTCCGAATATTCGGATCAAGCGGCTGGTTCTGCTGTTCTTGCTCTTCAAAATCGTCGTCGTATGCCATGCAATCGCTCCTTGCGGGTACGCACTTTGCCAGAGGTTAACAAAGCGGATAATCAGTTGATGCACGCTGGTACGCATCAGGGGTGTGCAATCCCCAATGGGTGTGGAAGCCAGCGCACCTGCGGCCAAACAGGGCCAACTACCTACTTAGATGATACATCGCAAGCCGTGTTTTGTTACGCTAAGTACGCGCAGTTCCCAAGCCGGTGACACCCTTAGCGGTTTCCACGTAGCCACCGCCCTTCTCAAATGGAGCGACCTTTGCTTCTTCAGCGCGAGCCACGGCAGTCTGAGCGGCGACTTGGTTAATGCCACCGTAGCCAGCCAACTGCGAGGCGATGAGGGTGGTGGTGTTAACGGTCGGGTTAGATTGCCCTGGCAGAGAGCGCGTAAGGGCGACGTCACGGCTGGCGTTGAGCAGGCTGTTCTCGATTTGCGACACGCCGTAGCCGAGAGCCTGTCCACCCTTGACGGCGGCAAGCTTCGCCATCTGTCCGAGTTCGCTACCCTGCGCCTTGCCCAGCCCAGTCAAGCCGACACGGTTGGAGTAGTCCTGGATCTCCGCCGAGGCGACATTACGTTGCATCGTCTGAAGTGCTTCCTTCGGGTTCATAAAGTAGTGCATCAAGTCCTTGGGCGTGACACCGTACTCTTGTTCCAGAATCTTCTTTGTGTTGGCGTCGGCGTTAGAAATAACGGCGTAGACGTCCTGCACTCGCTGGGTGTACTCGACGGCAGAAACGTGACCGTTGAGCAACTTACCGATTTCCTGCTGGGTAGGCATGGGTGCGCCGTACTGAGTGGCGCCGTTCATAATTGACTGTGTGTACGTCATGTACTGGCTCTCAGTCATCTTGAGTGCGCCAGGTTGCTTGTTGTACTCCGCCAAGCCGGGGAAGGCATTGTTGTACGCTTGGTGGATTTCCTTGTCCACCGCTGGGCCAAGGTTGCTGGGGTTGCCACGAAGGACGTTAAGAATCTCCGAGGGCGACGTCATCTGCCCGTTGGGGTTCGTCACCATTTCCTGAACGAACTGCGTGATGGCGGGCGTGTCAAGACCCCATTGGTTCAGGTAATTGTCCACCGCCGTCTCGGCAGAGTATTCGGCAGAGTAAGTAGCGCCGACCTTGGCGGCCTGCATACCAGCATTTTGTGAAGCCTGAAACTCTTTGATGCCGGTCTGGTTTGACTGGAACGAAAGTACCTGCTGGTAGTTGACAAAGCCGAGGTCGTTCTTTCCTGCCTCAATCATCGGGAGGATGGCGTCAATGCGCTGGGTCAGCGATGAAGGCTTGCCCGTGGTGCTACCAAGTTGCGGATCGTTTAGTCCGAGATACTCGTAGGTGGCGTCACGAACCGCCTGTGGCAACTGGTCAAGTGCCGCCTCAATCGCTGACGCTGAGCCTAACTTAGAACCGGAAACGCTGGTCGGGATGTTGAGCGCCTTACCGCCCCACTCCTTAAGAAACTTCTGGTCAGTTAAACCGGCAGACTGCAACTGCGCTGCCGTCGGCATCTTGAGAATGCCGCTGGTAAGCGATGTACCCGCACCAAAACCTGGCTCTCCACTTAAGACGTCTACTGCCTTTAACTTAGCCATTGTTACTTGCCTCCCGTGAGTGCTTGGTGAAGATTGGCGAGGACGGTGGCGTACGCCTGCTGTCCGTCAGGGGTCTTAGACCAACCGAAAGACGGCTCGGTCTTGAGAAACTTCGTCCATTGGTCAAGGCCCATCGGGGCAGGACGTCCGGTGGCGGGGTCGGAACCACCAGAGAGCGCCCTTGCGTGAAGGGTGTTCCCCACAAAGTCCGGCTCGAATTCCTCACCCAGCACTTGCTTGCCTACCTGTCGGTAAGGGTCAAGGAGGTAGGCGGTAGGGATGCCGGCCTTAATCTGTGGCGCCAGCGTGGGGTAGAGGCCCTGTGCGGCGGTCTGGAGATACGACTCAAACGCTTTGGCCTTCTCCGGCGTGACAGCATCGCCAGCAATCTGCTTAATGGTCTGCTCGGACATTGGCACCTGATAGTCGTGCGCCATCTTTTGCAGGTCGTCAACGGTAAGGGTCTTAGGTGCGGTTTCTTCTGCCATACGTTCCTACTTTGTCGGGAGTTTCGCTAGTACGGATGTAATGAGGTACGCCTGAGGCGCCCATAAAGGCTCGGTAGCAATTTTCTGGCAAAGGTTGTACCAGTCGTTCTCCAGCGCATACGCCGACGAGCCATCGCCCATGTTGTTATCTTCACGGACACGGGTGACTACTTGGTTGTATGCGGAGTAGAGTTCACGCAGGTTCAACAGCCCTTGCTGGCCGACTACGTTTGCGGCGTTGGGATCGTTGATGAACTGCGCCAACTGAGACACGGCGTTGGCTTCTTGTGCCGCCTTTGCTACGCCAAAGCTGGAGTTCGCCCACCAGGTGGGGTTGTCGTTGATACCGAACTCACGAGCCGCCTGAGTAAGTTCCTTGTAGCCCTGATACGAGATGTTGTTGTTCGGGTTGTTAGCGCCGAGCCAGGTGCCGTACTTCTTGTAGTACAACGGCTCAAGAACGTTGTAGTAGTAGTCGTTACCGATAGCGGTCTGAATTGCCTGACGCAATTCGCTTGGCGTATCTTCGCTTTCAAGACCAGCATTGACCTGCAACGAATACGCCTGAGGGTTGTACTTGCCGTTACGAGTGATGTAGTAGGCAAAGAGCGTGGGGTACTTGATGATGTCGGCTGAATGGTTGTTCCACATCTGTATGTACTGGTCTGTCTCAGGGAAGTTCGTGCCATTGGCGGCGGTGCGCTTGGATACCAAGTCCACCAAATCGTCTGGGTGTTCTTGCGACCAGAGGGCAACAGCCTTGGAGAACGAGTACGGCTGGCCGGTGTCGGGGTCAATGCTGTTGGCAATCTTCTGGAACGCCGCCGACTGCGAGAACTGAGCGCGAACGCTGAGTGCCATGGGGGAACCAAAACCGATGGCGAGTTTCGTAACGTACATGGCGAGCGCGGCGTACTTTGACTTGGCGACGATGTTT